CTAGTATTACACGTCTCAAGCCTCAAAACTTAAAGCTTATTCCCTAGCTCTCAGACTATTTTATACTCTCCCCTCTTCCCACAACAACATGGAAACTCTCAAGAACTTATTCAACGGTCTTTTCCCCACCGGAGAAACCAATTTCTACTTTGCTGGTTACTCGCCTTTCAAACCAAGCTCTCCTCATGTAAATCCTCATGCAGTCGAAGCTCACAAGCGAACTATCCTTCACGCAATGTGTTCACACCTGTACACAACAGAAATCGAATTCATACTCTCACAACGGACTCGCTCCACAGTGACTGAACAATCCATTCTTGCTGACTTTTTCCACGGTGACCTCCCGTACCACAAGGTACACAAAGATGTTCACTACTACTGCGCTCTCGGCCAAGCATACACTGCTTTCTCCCCCCCGCACAAGTGCCGTCCTGTACACATACTAGACGTTGAACACCATTACCCTCACCGCACCGCATCTAATGCTGAAGCTCCCTTCTCAACGGAACCTTTCTTCCTCAGACAACTTCGCGACCCCACATATCGTGAACGAAATCTACTCCCAAATACGGACCCCCGTCCCTCTTTTGGTAACATGAAAGCAATCATTTTTGATTGGACCCGACGAATTCATCACGAACTCAAAAACGGCGCCCCCTTCCACAGATACCTCTACTACATTCTGCTTCACACCAAGACTGCACTCATTGACACACACGATCCCAACAAACTGCGAAGCATCTCAGGCTACCCACGCCCACAGAACATCGCATACATCATGTTTTATTGGTCCTACCTAGCACATCTTAAACGTGCTGTTGGACAAACCCCTTTCCTCTGGGGCTATGAAACAATCATCGGCGGATGGTTCAAACTTAACGATGAACTATTCCGATCCCACATTCGTGGCTCAATTGTCACACTTGATAAATCACGTTTCGACAAGTACTACGCTTTCGAAATACAAGATGACATTGACCTGATGACACGATCATTCCTCGATCTTGACAACGGCTACATGCCTACTCAAGAATATCCTGAAACCGACACAACCTGGAACCCTCTCAAGGCACAACGCCTCGAAAATCTCCTCTCCTGGTTAAATCACTCTTTCCGCAACACTCCAACCGTCCTCTTCGACGGCAGAAAGTATTGTAGACGATGGTTCGGCATGCCCTCTGGCTGTTATCTCACACAGTACTACGACACCGTCCACTTCTACATCACAAATTACACTGTCCTTTTCGCAATGAATTTCCGAAATAATCAAATCCTACTCCACAAAGGAGAAGGTGATGATATAATTTTCAAACTCAGTGTTCTCATTCCTCCAAATGAACACTCCGACTTCCTCACTCTCTACGCTGATATAGATAGAACCCGTTTCGGCTCCGAAACCCGTCCTTCTAAATGCGAAGTTCACAACGACCCTCAAGACGTACAAGTCTTAGGCTATCGCAACAACCACGGTCTACCCTACCGCGACCACCTCGAACTTCTAGCCCAGCTCTACCACACCAAGATGTCTACCCCGACGCCTCCTAAAACTATGGCAACCGCCCTAGGTATTGGATACGCCCTCATCATGGTCAAAGAGAAACGACACGAAGCCGCACTTCTCGTTTGCAAAGATGTTTTCGAATATTACGCTCAACAAGGTTTCACACCTGACGAACGCACTTTTCGACTCACTTTCTACCAAGACGTTCTCTCCGGCATTCCAATGCCAACACAAACGTTCCCTACCTCTCACGAGATCAGACAATCCCTTATGAACTATAGCTATGATCCGCCACCAACCATGTCGGCCTTCTGGCCCAACTGGTTCTTAAGCGAATTTTAGTCTATTCTTTAGCCGTGACCCGGCGATTTGCGTGCCCACAACACCCCAAACTCAACATTCCTTTATAAACTAAACCCTCCCTACGC